CGTCTGTTGGCTCTTTGTCTGGCTCAAATGCAGGCTCTAAAATAAAGCCCTCATCAAGCAATTGTTCAAGAATGAATTCGTCATCTGTATATTTGACTACGTTCATTCTTACAAGTCTGTATTTCTCCATGATGTACCCCCGTTATCAGTTAATTAAGCGCCAAAGTTAGCCCATACACTAGCCAAGCGATTTTTTGGAACCCATACATCGTGGAATTTACGATAATCAACCGCCCAAGCGTCTGCTTGTTGGTTTACGTTAGGGTCAAAAATACGCATTTTATCAGTTTTAGATACTGCAATCGCTGCCGCACGGCTCATAATAATCCAGTTGATAGCTTTCGCGCCTGTATCAGCTTTAAAGCCGCCCTTTTCTTGGCCGCTAGTTGTGCCGTCATTAAATACATATTGAGATTTCATACGAGCGCTAGGAACGCCAATAATAGGAATTTCGTTATAAGTGCGAACACGAGTGTTATATGCGCCATGTGTAAAGTTGGCTACATCGAGCAAGCCTTTATTACCTGCGGCCTCGTTCAAAATACCTTGAATGCGCGCGCTCATTACAATTACAAGGTCGCCAGTTTCACCGATTACGTCCTCGATTTCCATGATTTCCTTGTTTAATTGTTTGATGATGTTTGTATCATCTGGCGTGAATGCGTCTGTTTTACGGCTTTCACGAGTTGCGTATGCGGCCACTTTAGAATAACGATAAGCGTCAACTTCTGGAATTACTTGTTCTTTTTGGAATGTAGTCATAACGTTTGTGCCAGTTGCAAGAAAGTTTGTTTCATCTACGTCCATGGAATCAAGCAAGAATTTACGGCCGCGGTCTTGTGTAAGTTTGAAATCTTCAAATTTCAAGGATACTGCGCCGCGATTATAACCATTATCACGATCATAATTTGCCAAGCCGTCAACGGATAAAGTAGGAATCTTAACAGTATCGCCGCCGTTATATTTAACTTCGCCAGCGTTGACTTCCATAAAGCCAGATGTAGCACCTACTAGCATTTGTTGGTCTAGTACTGTTTGAAAGTTTTGAGCCATTTGTAAAGTGTTAATTGCCATGTTTTACCTCTTTTCTATGAGTAAATTAATTATTTTCGCTTGGCGGTTTAATGCCAGCGATTTTGAACATTTCGGCAAGTTGTGCGTTTCCGCCTGTTGCATTGCCAGCACCTGCACCACTGCCGCCATTTTGTGCCGTTTTAACCGCATACGGCTTGTCAGCAAGGAACGCCGTCGCACACTCTTCGATAGTGCCAATAGTGCCGTCCTCTTTCTTCCAGCCATATGAGCCGTCATCTTGCACGCTAATTTGTCCAGCGACTAGCTTGCTGAATGTTTGGGCGTCTGTACAATTTGCCTTTGTTAGTGCCGCAATTGTTTGGGCGCTAATTTCTGAATCTGTACGCTTTTGAATTTCATCTTGTCGAGCCTTTTCTGCTGCCTCATATTTGTCTGTAAGGCCTTTAACTTGCTTTTCAAGCGCAATGATTTCGGGCGTTTTTTGGCCTTTATTCGCCTCGTACTCGTCAACTTTACCTTTCAACTCGTCGCGCGCCGTGGTTAATTCGGTAATTTTGCTTTCAAGTTTTAGGCGTTCCGTTTTCGCCCCGTCATTGATTTTGGAAATCTCGGCTTTAAATCCTGCAATTAGGTCTTTACCACCCTCGATTTCTTCCAATTTTGCGTACAATTCTGCTAAAGTCATGTATCGTTCTCCTTTTCAACATGAATGCGCCACCTTTCGCCGCTTGCTACTGAGTGGCAATATAAAAGGCCTATGAGTTCGCTCTCATAGGCCTGTAAATCTAATGTTATTCTGTTTTCTTTGGCTCTCGAACCTCGAACGGCTGATTATTCCAGTTCCTTGCCTGTTCTTGCCACGATATTTTACCTTTTCGCACATCTTTCCGCCCTTGAACGCCAAGAATGCGCTCTTGATTGGCTTTAGATAGCGAATTGATGTATCGCTTGCCGCCCTCTTCGATATTTTCCTTTGTACTATGTATATCAACCTCGAAATCATATACAGGGGCAATCTTGCATAAGCAGTGAGGGTGAGCTGGTAGAGTTGGGAATTTATCTTTCGGATATATTCCTTTACCCAACCCGTAGAAATCAGCATTTGCATACACGTCGCATATATCGCATACAGGGTGGCGGCTGTTTAGTTGCCACTTCAAGGCCACCACGTCATCATCATTCTTATAACGTAGCATTTGGCCGTCTGCGTAGGCTCTTGCTGCCTCTGTGCGTGCTATACGCTCGGCGTTGTATCGTGCTTTCTCTTGAACGGCCACGTTTACCGATTTCGATAGATCAATAGTGCTCGCCTCGTCAACGGCTTTTATCAATCCAGTATATGCAGCGCGTAGGCTCGGCGTTGTATTCTGCCGAACCTGCCTTTCTGTTTGGCGTAGCACATGCTTGAATTGAGCTACTTCGTCATCATTCAAATAGTTAGGCCATTTTAGCCGTCTAACCATTTCGATATATTTCGGTAGCTTATCCGTTTGGATTGTGCCGCCGTTTCCGTAGCCCTCAAATATGGCTCTAGCCATTTGTTTGATTGACTTGCCGCGTTTCAACGATTGCCGAATTACTTCCGCCGTGTCTCGTTGTATCTTAGCCGTGTTATTATGCAGCCGCATTGATAGGGTTAGGCCGTCGCTCGTCCAAGCCTCTTGCATTGCCTCGCTAATTGACTGCGTAGAGTAATTAAAAGGCATATGGCCCGCTACACGATTGGCAACCAGTACACCATGATATGCAGTATTGAAATTCTGCACCATATCAGCCGTAAGAGGTGCCTCTAGCAATTTCATAATAGGATAAGACTTATAGGCCACTCTAACCGCCATATCAGGCGAATAGCCGAGGTCTATAAGTTCCTTTATCATGCGTTCAAATTGTTCGAGCGCCTCGTCAATCGTTTTCGCCGTCGCTGTTTTCTTCATCGTCTACGCCCTCATCATTGTCATGCGGTGCGCCGCTGTCTAACTCATCAAACGCTTTATTTTGACGTGCCTCATCTGCTGCTTGCTGTGCCTCATTAATAATCACGTCTTTAACTTCCTTATCAAGGTTAGGCATGTAAGCGTCAATCACTTTTTTCAAGATTTCGCTGTCGAATGTATCAGAATTAAATTCTAGGTCTTTCGCCTGTTGCGCCTGTGTTAGGCTTTCCGTTACATCGTTGACTTTGAAATCTCGAGGGTATTCACATGAATACTCGATATTATCACCGCTCCATAATTTATATAGCGCGATAATATCATATTCTGCGTTTTCACATTGTACCGCAAAATCAGAAAGTCGCTGATTAGTGCGCTCAAAGTCCCATTGTTTAGCCACGCCACTTTTAGCTTGCTGTACTCCAATTACTGAATCAATACCGCTCATTCTGTACATTTCGTTGATTAGCTTATCGATTTGAGCCATAAGCACCTCAGCGGGCCCCTTATCTGGTGCGATAAAGTCGGGCGCCCTTGCTGAATCATGAGGATATGCGAGTAAGTTATCCGTACCAATCGTTACATCAGAAAGGCCGTTACTATCTACTGGCATAGTCAAGATTGAGAATGTTTGATTGTATAGAATTTGAGATAATAATGAGCATAGGTTATAAACATGTGCATTCGTTTTGGCGATACTCAAATACTCGGGCGGTGGTAATATATCCCGCTTACGAGCAGCACGGCCAAACCATTGCACAATAGGAATGCGTCCGATGTTATGCTCGCCCTCGCCAATCGTCTTGCCGTCGCCGTCCTTGATACTCCATGAGGTAGGCGTCCAAGTGTGGTAATGCGTTTTGACTGTGCCGTCCGCATTTGCCAAGTATGTCGCATAGGTAAATACAGATAATCTGCCGTTATCATCGAATGTGAAATTCATTACGCTCTTAGGCTCTACCGCTGTTAGGTATGGCATAGAACGATTAGCCAACGTATCCGCCAATGAGTTGCCGAATTCCGTTACATTGTCAACTACGATGTACATAACGCCGTAGAGTTTCGCAAGCGTTGCATTTTGACGAGTGAATTCCTGTAATGTAGTACCCTCTCGGTCTACATCGTTAATGAATTCATCAAATAGTACAGATTTGCTATACTCCCGCTTGATTTCGTCTTTAAAAATAGGGTCTACGCTCGCATTGAGAATAGGCCCTGTATAGTTTAGATAATATGCAATTTGACGCCTAAATTTAATCGAATCAGCTCCCTCGCGTCTGTGCGGTGTGATTGCTGCACCACTGGCGAACATGCCGCTACCATAATAGGCGTCATGTAGTATCTCGTACTCCTCTGTGCGAGGATTAGAATAAATAGTTGCCATGAATTCCCTTTCTAATATATGTTAATGCGGCCACTTCTAACCTGTGGCGCGTTTATCTTCTCCGCTATCCCTGTTAATGCGTCGGGCGCGTCATCGTGTGCATTCTTGCCCTCTCTTTGGTATCTCGTAATATCAGCCGCCAATTGAGGCCACCTATCGCGCCAATTCTTAGGCATATACACATGGTTCATAACCCATGTAGCATTAGACTGAATGCGGGCTATTTTGTTGCCGCTTTGATGAAACATATTAATCACGCACTTATTAGAGTTATATTTCTGTTTGAGTATACTTTGAACGTTACGCCCAAACCCTCGGCCGCCGTTATTACTTTCTATATCGGCCACATTCACGCCGTTTCTATGTAGCATATCCGCTACCTCTGGCTCTGTGGTTTCCATAGCGTCCTTTGTGTATACCACATCAAGGACGTAAGCCTCGCCCTCGTATACTCCATATGTAAAGCTGGCTAGGTAATCGCTGCCAGTATCGGCGGTATCTGTATAGTTCTTAATACAAGAAAATAACACGTTGCCTTTTGCGTCTCTTGGCAACGTGTCATATGTAAGGATATTCGTGTACAAGCACCCTTTGAGGTCAATCGGCACTTGCTGATAGTTAGCGCTGGCTATATCTTCGCCCATAGCCCTAACCTTTGACATATACGAGGCTTTAGATAGCACCTCTTCGCATAGCATTGAGCCGTCATCTTGTAAGGCTTTCATGGTGATGACTTTCGCCTTAAATAACGGGTCATCTTTAAAGTGTTCAATTGCTCGGCCTGCTAGATCATCACTCGCCCAGCGTGTCATGATGATGATAATCTTGCCACCCTCTTCGAGCCGTGAAAGCATGGTATTAGTAAACCATTCCCAGTGCTTTTCTTTCACACTTGCATTATAGGCTTCTTCGCTGTTCTTAATAATATCGTCAATAATCATCAAGGAACAGCCGAACCCTGTGGCGGTGCCTGTTGGCGATGTAGCCAGATATGAATTCGTATATCCATCTAAGCTCCATAGGTGAGCCTGTGCGTCGCCTACTGCTACATGAACACTAGGGAAGACGTCGCTGAACACGATAATATCATCATCAGCCTTATTCTCTTGAATCGCGTTTCTAACCGATTTACTAAACATTTTAGATAATGTCTCATTATACGAACCAGTCATTATCTTGGCGGCTGGGTTATTCCCTAGCCACCACTGCGTAAGGTGCTGCGCCGTTAAACTCTTACCATGCCGAGGCTACGGGGGCAAATTCATAATAAGAACGTTGTATTCATCATTCTTAATAAAATGCTCTAACTCATTGCATAGATTGACTAGGTATTTTCTGCTTTTTTTGTAAAAATTACCCGTTTTTAACTGACAATAATAAAAAAACTCGCGCCGTGCGAGTTCCCTTTTAGCTAGCTCTATGATTGTTTCTTTCTTATCTCGAATTTGCATATCCTCACCACCTTTCATGTGTGTATCGAGTTTAGTTATCGCCGATAAGTTTCTTAATATCAGCCGTATCAATTCCGTCAAATGGGTTTTTAACCTCAACGGCTGCGTCTATGTTCTTAGTATCTCGCCAATCTGCTGGGCGTCGATTCTTAAGCCAAAAAATCAAAGAGGTCGAGTTCGGTGCCACGTCCTTAGTAGTTCGTTTCACCTCTACAATTTCGCTCTCGCCAGTCTCTGGGTTGTATATCCGCTCTTTCACCACTTCATCGTATCTGTACCCCATAGCACTTTTAAGCAAGGCGTTCTCAACCATGATGTCGATAACTTCCTTGCCTCTTTTTAATGCGTTTGAAAAGTCGGAATATTTGGCTTTCCATGCGTACAAAGTAGTTCGATTAATACCGATATTATTAGCTATTTGTTCATCGGTGAGGCCATTACGCGCCCAACCCTCTAGCTTAATCAAATTATCTGGCTCGAGCCATTGCTCATATTTAGGCGTACGCCCTATTCTACGCTTTTTCTTTGGTTCTGCTTTCTTTGTCTTAGTCGCCATAGTCTCACCTCGTTTCTATGAATAGCAAAAGCACCCCGCCGAGTTCCCTGTTACTCGTGCGAGGTGCTTTCTGCCGTTATGCATTATAAGTACTATGAAAGGATGATAAACGAATCGTAAAATCTTTTTTACAACACCATTCACCACTAACATTATACCATTGCTATATTGAGCCGAATATGACAACTTTTTGACAATTTTTATAATGCGTAAGCCCCAAATAGATATATTGAAAGGTCATCTATACCCTTTTCAAGCCACCTATATATATTTCGCTCTACTGTGTTGTGTTTCTCGGCTATTTCTCCGATAGTCATATCGTTAATATAGCGATCAATTACGCACTCACAATAATGCTTACCATTATTCGTGCAATATTCTTTATATGATACTAGCATTCTATCAATGTGTTCGATAATCAACTCAGTGCGGCGCTTGCTCGCAAGAATCGCCTCTATTTGCAGCAGTCCGCGGCGGTTGAATACTTCATACAATACTGTTTGTAAGTCGCTCGGCGTCAATGTATCTTCGCTTTTAGCAATAGCACTTTTACAATGTGCTTTCATAGCCACGTATCCCTCGAGTAGCGTTGTAGTGTTCTTATAGGCCCGTTCGTTTTTCTTTGCAAGCATATCCTCATTGCGCCTGTTGAATTCAGAAATCGCCGTTTGTGCTGCCGTTTCTGCAGCTATTTTGACAATTTGCTCTACTTCCCCCTCTGTGAAAGTCCTTTGATGTTCCATGCTACCCCCTTAGTAACTGTGATAGTACAGTTATAGCGAATATAATACCCATTGTCATAGCAATGCTAAACAGTACGCACATAATCAGCATGGTAATATTAGATATTTCACTCGTTATCTTGTTGTGCTTTTCTTTATCCAATTCTTACCGCCTTTCCGTTAACTATCTTATAAGCTGTTTCGTTGCCATAATATGCACCTTTTGGAATGCGTTTGTTTCTTATCAGCCACTGCTTAACCAACTTTTCAACACCTTGACGTAATTCATGAATTTCAGCCTTTGATACATTGCTCATCACATCGTCATCGCATGCTAAAAGTTCACATTCATCTTTAAGCGCTTTAACTAACTCACAACTCCAGCCATATGCACGAGACCACCACTGCGTACACTCAACGAGATAGAACATATCTTTATTTTGCTCTTTTGCCTTTTGTGTACCTATGCACTTAGCGGCCGCTATGCCTTTAATTTCTTTGTCTTTCGCCCATTCGTAATTACCGCTCTCAAATGTAATCAAGTATTTATTCACGTTCTATCACCTGCCAATTTTGCAATTTTCCAATAGCTAGGCTCATCGCAAATGCGATTGCTCCATGACGTTTTTCCCTCTATCCATGCATACACTTCACCATTTTCATATTTTGCGAAATATCTGCATTTCCACGTCTCATTATCTACATTCTTGACAAAAATAGGGGTGTCAACTTCGACTTTCTCCCAGTCAATAATACCGAGATACTCACCAATATCAATGCATTGCGGTCCAGCTGCAAAACAAGTACATTCTATTGGTATTCTAGGCATACATACAGTTACAAGTGCGGCGCACTTGTAAAAAAATATTACGCCTTTTTCAACATCAGCTTTTCTATATCCTAATTCGTACATCGCTTTAAATATATGATCAGTGAATTCTTTCTTTGTCATACTATCACCTCAGTTTCTATCAATTAAAATATTGGCATTCACATATATCTCGTTGCATGGTTCCCCTTTTGTAATTTCTTTAACATACTGTAATACATTTTGTAAGTTATCTGGGCTTATTTTATCCATGCATTTGAATTCAACTATTACAAGCCCTCTATAATCCGTATAACTTACTATTTCACTAATTCCGATTTTAATTAATTCGTCGCGATTGTACATACTGCTCACCTTTTACAATCCAATTCTTTCGCATTTGCAGCCTTTCAAAACCACTCTGTCGATACACTTCATTAGCTTTCGATATTCTAGCCTTGTGATTTTGCCGTCATCATAAAACGCTGTGCATTTATGGCTGGCGTTTATCAAGCTGCTCAAATCGTAGCTCATTAAAATGTAGTCTTTAAGCTTTTCGTACCATGCTGTCATGTGCTAGCCCTCTTTCGATTCGGCGATTACAAACAATATAATTGACGTCGCATAAATTGCAACCATTGCGAATAGCACTCTTAGCACATCGCTGCCAGTAATTCCGAATAGCCCAATTAGCCAAAGTATGAGGGCGATTGCGAGCGCAATGCTCGCAATCTTTCCCATAAATCCCAATACAACGCTAATTATTAGTAATAGCCCTTTCATTATTTCGCCTCTTTCAATTCTGCTACTTCATTAATCAACTCATTGACTAGTGCCTCGAGTTGCGCAATTTTGCCTTTATGGTTCAATTCGTACTCGCTACCTTTACCTAATCGGAACGATACGCCAGCGTTTATCATTGCAGTACCGCCAAGCGTTGCGCCGATGTTGAATAATACATGTTCATTCGGCGCGTAGAATGCGCCAATAGCGGCCGCATTGGCACTTTTATAATGGCCGTAACCAGCTGCAAAAGTTAGTTTGTCATCTGCGTTATAACCAAGATAGTGCAAGGCGGAAAGTGCTGCATTAGCTGCGCCAGTTTTCGCGACTTCGCTCAATACATGAGAAATCTGTCCCGCTGTGTTATGTTCTAGCGTTGTAATTCTAGCCTCATGATTTTGTAATTGGCTTTCATGTTGAGAAATCGTTGCCGTATTGTCGCCGATACGAGTGTTTTGTGCGGTGATAGTATTATTTACCGCTGCAAATTGTTGGCTGGTTGTGTTGGCTAAATTTTGAATTGCTACGCCATTGCTGTTAATTTCGTCATAAGCAGCATACAGCTGACTGCCATTAATGGCGTCGGTGCTGCTAGGGCCTACTTGCCCCGCTGCGACGTTGGTGATTTGTCGAGTGTAATATTGTACGCCACCATATCCAGCACGGCCCTTACTTCCTACGGATACAACGGATTGAGGGGAATCGCCAGCGAAAACATGCGTTACGCCGTTTACAATCGCTTGACGAGTTGCGACGGCCTCATCTGTAACGCTGTTAGTCCCAAGCGCCACACTGTTCGACTTGTCGGCGATCGTATTATTCCCAATCGCTAGGGCGTCAATGGCTGTTGCCTTGGAATGCGTTCCGATAACTGTAGCACCTTGTCCAGCCGTTTGACTGTTAGCGCCTAGAATTGTCTGTTCTTGTGAGTTATCAACGCGGTTATTGTAGCCGAGTACAGTTGACTGCCCGCCGTCTACTTGCATATTATTGGCACCAATTACAACGCTATTCTTGCCGTTGACTGTGTTAGTTCTACCGATAACAATGGTACTCTCACCGCCAGCATAAGCGCCGTTACCTAGGGCGATTGTGTCATAAGCCGATGTTTTGGCCTGTGAGCCGATTGCGTAGGTGTACTCGGCCAGCGCCTCGGCGTGGCTTCCGAATGCGAATGTATTCCGCCCCTCAGCTTTGGAATTATTACCACCTGCGAACGCATTCGTCCCGTTTGTGATGTTATTTTCGCCGAATGTTAGTGTATTATTGGCGTTTGTTTGGTTTTGATAACCAAATACCGCCGCACTATTAGCCGTGGCGATGTTATCGGTGCCGCCGATTGTGTTATTTGTACCAGCTGCATATGCTGGCGCTGTTAATGCTGTAATTGTCATGATTGCTGCTAAATATTTTGTGTTCATTGTTTTATCTCCTTGTATTCTTCTTGTTTAATATGATACGGTTCACTATTCTCTACGAATATGCCGCTATGGTGGTATCCATGGCGGTTAACCCATGCACGGAATACCTTTGTTAGTTCTTCACTTAATTCGTTTACATGCTCACGTTTGACGTTATATAAATAATCCTCGTCCGTGTCATATACTTCATCTGGTAAGTAATCTATAACACTTTCAATCACGCTGTACCCGTCAACGTCGGGAATGTAAAAACTAGGGTGTCCGATTCCTATAACAATATCTGCGTTCTCATCTGGTCTATGTAAACATAGATAGCTTTTGACTGCCTGCTCTACGCTATCCTCTGGGCCACCGATTCCATTGGGTGTAACCCAACAATATTGCTTTTTGTTCTCTACTAACATGATTCAACCTCTCCTATGCTCATAATATGCCTACCTATTTCAGCCACCACGTTGACTGTTACGGCGTTGCCAGCTTGTTTATATAGTTGGCTGTTGCTATTTATCGCCGCTGCTTTATCAAATTGCTCATCTGTAAACCCTTGCAATCGCCAGCATTCTCTAGGCGTTAATTTTCTAATTTTGATACACTGATCATCAATCAATACGCCTAAATTGTCGCTAGTTGTTAGTGTATTCGAGCGTTGCGGCTGAACACGTCCCCGTCTTGTTTCGCTTTCTGGATACGCGAGGTCAATTCCGTCCCCAATTTGTGCAGTCATATAGCCTTGCTTATTCGCTGTTTTAATTAATACGCCGTGTCGGTCTTGACTTGTCAATGTAAATGACGGCTCGCCCTCGTTTTTTACTCTGCGTCCATTTTGTCGCTTTTCTAATCTATCTGGCGTAAGAATTGGGAATATTTTATACAATCCTGTTTTTGCCCCCATTCCACCGCCTTGAGATGATAAAGTACAGCTTATTGTATTAGGGTTATACACTCGCATTCCTTGCGAACCGCCTATAATTTGCTCAAGAGTTGTTGTGTTTTCTCTTTTGATAGGTAAAAGTCCGCTGGCACATCGCTCTCCATAATATCCAACAATGTACACGCGTTCTCTGTTTTGAGGTACTCCGTAATTTTTGGAATTGTACACTTTCCATTCAACACTGTACCCTCTTTCGGCCATTTCACCGATAACGTTGAGGAATCCGCCCCCCCGTCGATAGATAGCAAATTCTTAACGTTTTCACACACAAGCCATTTGGGTTTATTTTCTTTGCACTCATCTAATAACCTCATAATTTCATAAAACAGTCCGCTCCGAGTACCCTCTTTCAAGCCTTTTTGCTTGCCTGCGATACTCACATCTTGACAAGGGAACCCGAATGTCCATAAGTCAGCCTTTGGTAATTCTGCCCCTTTAACCTTTGTTACATCATCACCGAACCATAAATTCGATGTATCATATATCGCTCTATAAGAGGCTTGTGCAAATCTGTCGAATTCACACCAACCGACGCACTCCATTCCTGCACGTTCTAGCCCGCTATGAAAGCCACCTATTCCGCTGAAAAAATCTATAAACTTCATTGTGTTTTCTTTGATTCCCCTTTCATAGCCACTTTTCGCCTTGCCATTGTCTCGCCTCGTCTAATACCGCCCAATCTGTTGCCACACGATCGGCTGCAGCATAATTGGCGTTTGTTGTAATTCGTGCAAGTGAATGTTTTTCCGCAAATTACACATTTTTTCGTGTAGTTCTGCTTGTGCATTTCCCGCTTATAATCGTGTGTTGTATATTTGCAATCACTCATAGGCGTGTCATTCCACACGTCGAGATGAGCCAAGAATGTCGGAATTTTGCGTTCAAAACGCTCTGATAGTTTATTCATGATTGTTAAACTCCGCACACTCTATGGCACCGATAAGCGCTCTTTTGTATCCTATAAACGTTTTCGCTTTCCCTTTGGCTATACTATTAAGAATTTCCTCAGCTACGCCACTAGCAAAAGATAAGCATTCGATAGAATTGCAATCTTTAATTTCAATGTCTAACTCGAACATATTATTCTTGCCATATTCTGCCTTAATATATCCCATGTTATCCCCCTTAATCTGCAATTTCTGCACATACGAATTTCAATGTAATTTCATTTGTGATGATTTCTTTCACGTTGGCGATATTGCCGCAATCAATCGTGATTTGATTGTTGATTGCCTCTTGCACTGCGTCCGCTTTATCGATAGCGTCGCTTTCAGATGAGGCCGCTATAACCGCCTCTATATCAATTTCGCCTTTTAGGCGTAGTCTGTACTCTGTTTCGTTCATGTGTGTGGTTTCCTTTCATCATTAACTTTCGATATTCGATATATGAGATTGAGGTAGGGGCTTTCGATTTAGCCTTAGCCCCTCTCTTGGCAACTTGTCGGCGTTTTAGTTGTTGAGCGGTGTCGCACTCTCTAGCTTTCGCCTTAGCATATTCATCGCACAAGATACTTGATTCGGTAATTTGATGAATTGCAATCACTACTCTAGGATCGTCCTTATCAAGCCCTGCGATTTCCGAGCCGTCATAATTCACGATATATTTATCGTTCTCAATGATTCCAGCGTCTTGCAATATGTCGGAAGTTGCTTGTAATAGGCCAACCAAATCGGGCCAGCTCCGTCTGTCTTGTAAATAATAACGGCAACATACTGAGATTGGTCCTTGAACAGTGCCAACATGTGCCAGCTGCAACAATGCCGCCTTTTCGTATCGAATAAATGCGTCCGAGGGTAGGAGTTTTCTGATATTGTCCCTTATCACAATGCGGGCACTGTTCTTTTTCGTCCTTGGTTGGCCGTGAATTACGATTTCCAAGATTTCACCTCTATATCAATTCTTAAAAAATACAAGCCAGATTGTTTTACCCCTACGCTGCCCGATAAGCGGCTCACAAGGGAATAATTTTTTCACCATTGAAAAAGATACTTGCTGCTCATTCCATTTAAAAATCATAGTCCCGTTTGGTTTTAACACTCACCAACATTCTGCAAGCCCTTGCTGTATATCTTCCTGCCATGTATTTTTTAAGGTCCCATATTTTAGGCTTAAAAATGACGTATCTCCAGCACTTACTAAATGAGGCGGGTCAAAAATGACTAGGTAAAAAGTTTCATTTTTAAACGGCATTTTTCGAAAATCTTCTATTATATCTGGTCGTACAATCAAACGCCTGCCGTCGCATAAAGTCGTGTCCGCTGTTCGATTATCCATATAAACAGTATTTACATTTTCTTTGTCGAACCAGAACATTTTAGAGCCGCAACATGCGTCTAAAATTTTCATTCGTTGTAATCACCTCTATGTCTTTCGTATTAATTTTTAATTTGGCATTGATTTCCGCCCCGTCCTGCCCCGTGTAATATTTCTCACGAGTATTTTATCGTCGAAGAATTTAAACGAGCATACAGGGCGAATAAATCAATTTTAGATTCTATGAGACTGCCCCATGAATACCGCAACTTTATACTCGCCGCGCAATCGGTCATATATACGGCCGCTGTAATTGTCCTTAGTCCATTGGTCGCTGTAGTTTGTTGTAAGGATAATCGGCCTCATGCTGTTGTATCGTTCAATGACAATGCTCTCAACCTTAGCCGCTACCCAATCCGATTTGGAATATTCAGCCCCAAAGTCATCAAGCAGCAACATTGGAATGTGTTTCAGCTTTTGCTCATAGGCTAGATACGCCACTCTATCGCCTTTTGATAAGGTGAGCATAGTATCCAGCAGGTTAGGCATTGAAATCATCATTGCCCCTGTGTTTAACTTCATCACCTCTTTAAGAATGCATACAGCGAGCGACGTTTTACCTGTACCAGCTGGTCCCCTTAGTATGAGGCCCTTTCCTGTATTCATGTATTCCGCCAGATTGTCCCTGTAATCCTTAACGATCGCATACGCCTCTTTGTTGGCGCTCTGAAATGTACTATGCTCTTTGAGCCAGTCAAAACTCATGCCGTAGTATCGTTTAGGAATACCAGCCGTTGCATATGTTTCATTGATGTTCGAGCGGATTACAATCGGCTTGTCATAGATTGGTTTATAAAACTCAATCTTGTCCGTAGGTCTTGGCCGCCTCTTGTTCCCAGTCGACTTGCTCATCTTGTCTCGTAGTTGCTCGAGTGCTGCCGTTACGTCCATTTGCTCCATTTTCTAACCTCTGATTTTTCAAAATTCCCTCTACATATTGCACCCGTGATTTTCCTCGTTCTTTTGCTATGCGTAAGGCGTCCGCTACATTGACAAGACCATATTCAGCGATAAGGTCATCAAGTGAGCCTTTAACAAAAGAGGAAATCACTCCGAATGAGTTTGTCCATAAATCATAAATATCAATATTTGACATAGGGGTAAGAGATTGAGAATTTTCGATTTCTTTATTTTCTCTAGTTGTAGATATAGTTATATCTCTATCTCTGTGTTCTATCTCTATATCTTTCTCTTTATCTAACTCTTTCTCTATCTCTATCTCTCCGTTACATAAATGTTTCACTTGCGTTACATCGGTGTTACATTGTAACGCTTTTTGTTTCTCTCGGTGCCTGCGAACCCTTGCAGCTACTGCGGTCTCGCACCCTGTACTATTTTTTGTATCGGGAAGATAATATTCATCGTCGGAACGCATTTCTAACAAGCCACTATTTAGCAAATATGTGATAGTGATTTGTACGTTTTCCTCGCTTTCGTCTAGGTCAAGCGCCACCTCAGCGGCAAAATCGTCCTCTAATCCGTCAAAATATAGCTTGCCCTCGCTCATAATCGAGCGTAGCAGCATTTTCAAATAGATGATTGTATAAGTGTCGCCGCCAGCGATTTTTCTCAAACGCTTGATTTCTTTACGTTGAAAAAAATCCTTGTGCAGTTTCAACCAAAAATATCGCTTAGGTTCTGCCATGTTGCTCCTTTCTAACAGGCGATAACGTAATACAATCTCTATCGATTGTATTGCCATATAGCCCAATTTGTAGGGCGTAGTCTAAAATGCTTTTTACTGTATTGGCTGGCACGCCTGTCTCTTTTTTCTATTCGCACCATAAACGTAGGCGTGTAAGAAATATAAAACGCCCTTAATGATTCGATAAAATCCCTTACTTTTACCCAGTCAGCGCCGAATTGAGCGAGCATTTTATCGTTATTTGTCATCATTTACTACCTCGCCAGTTTCTGCGTCGATAACCTCGCCGCCTACAATATAGGTATCGTGATTTTCTGCAGGTTTGTCCGTCGATTCCTCTGTTTCGGTTTCTGCGTCGATAGTTTCACCGCTGAAATTGACATCGAAATCGCCGTCATGATTCATGCTAATCACGCCGCCGTCATTGGCTAGGGCTTGGCTCATTTGGACGCTTTCAATGCTCAACGGGCCATATTTTGAAAGTAGGCGTTTAAGTACTGTTTTCTCGGCCATTACATTGAAATCTGCAAGGCCCCATTTGTCGGTACCACCCTTATAGTTTTGACTGTATTTCTTAGCATGAGCCTGCGCCTCGTCGATAGTCATGTATAGCATTTTTTCAAATCCGTTTGTAAGTCTGAAATAGGCTAGGTAGCCGATGACTTTGTCGCTCGTACGTTCGCCGAATCTAAATTTATCAAGCAATCTGTTTTCGTATTCGAGTTCGCCCTCGTACACTGTTTTAGCCCCAATATCGGCATATTGGCCGCTGCGTTGGGCTAATTGGATATACCCCTTATATCCGAGTTGGAATTGTGCGGCACCTTTATAAGGTACGATATACGCAAAGCCCAAACTTTGATTAATCGGCAAGTCCAACATGGCCGCCTGTGCTGCCGCGCCGATGACTGTAGCAGGGTCAGCTTTCATAAGATAATTGCTGCTATTTGTAACGGCGATAATACTCGAGATAAACCCGGCTGCTTTTTTGCCGAGCATTTCCTCGAATTTCTGCTTGAAACGACCGCTTTCAAGCATGCCTTTTACTGTCTTGGCCTCTTTTTGAGCTACGATATTATTTTTCTTTAGTTCAATTCCATTTGTTGTTGCCATTATTTATCCTCACTTTCTGGGAATGCGTCGCCTTTAACACCAGCCACATATGCACGCAATGCGGCGATTTCTGCTTTTAGTTCGGCGATATTTCTTTCGCGACTATTAACTCGCATATCGCTATATTCGAGTTGATCTTCTAGCTTTTTGTTAAGCTCTTTTAATTGAGCTATTTCTGCAAGTAAATGCTTTCTTTTCGGTTTTGTTGCTGTTGTTTCGACTGTGATATTTTCTGTATTTTCCATTATTCCACACCTATAGTTACTGTCTTTCTTTTATAATCAACTGTTACAATATACGCGGTATCAACTCCGCAATTGCCTATGATTTTTACATCAAAATCACAAGGAACAACATTAAGCAGCTGTGTCAATGAATATGCTTTCATTATTTGATGTCCATTCTGCGGCTAGGTTCGCCGACTTTAATATATTGCTTGTGTAATTCTGGGTAATCATTCTTAAACGCTTTCGCGTCGAATGTTTCCCGTGCTTTTGTGGATTTCCACGAAACGAAATGCTCGCCGTATGTGGCTCTTTCGTTATCTTTTAAGAAATCTTTCATCACGTTTTCAATACCACGCTTTTTAGTCTCTAACTCGGATAATTGATTTTTGATTTCTAAATAATCAATGATCATGTTCCCGTAGTTAGCAGGTAGTTCCACGCTTTGGCCGTTGCTCTTTTGATAGAGTTTCTTGAGGGCATTTTCGCATTGTTTCGTATCGTCTGGCGCTGGCATGGTATTACTCTCAACCAGTTCCCAGAATGCTGCCCCAGTATCAATAATCGCTTGAATGACTTCATCATTGCGCTTGATTTCTTTATAAACAAACGTATTACCACCAATAAGAGCCGCTATCCACCAGCTCGCTTTACCAGTAACCGCCATGTAATGCTGGCATTGTATATAATAGGCGTCTGGCACATTGTCGCCGTCCCATTCATTAGCCTTGAATGCGTTGGCTGTTTTGCATTCAAGCCCTGCGTCAATGCCTACGATTTCGCGGTCAATGTTAGCCAATAAATAGGGATATTCCTCACTTTGTAGAGTGAAGTTGTTATTGCGTACTTTATACCCGCTACGTTTGGCGAATTCTTGCGCTACTACTTCCTCGAGTACATTACCCCAATACATTGGCTCGCTTTCCTTTTCCTCTACTGTGTCGCTCGTTTTATCAAGCCATACGTCGATAGGACTACGCCAAGGGCTTAACCCTAGTACTGCGGCCATATCCGAACCGCCGAGGCCTAACTTGCGAACCTTTAGCCATTCCTCACGAGTGGCGTTTTTACTGTCAAAAATTTTCTTATACATGTTTGTGTGGTTTCCTTTCTTTTGACAATTAAGAATAGATACATTACAATGTTGTTGTGTGGTTTCCTTTCGTTTTTAACGATTGGAATTTTGAACAGTCAGCTTTTAGTTGACTGTTCTTTTTTTATGCCAATAACACGGCGATAATAACGAGGCAATGTAAAACGAGTACCGCCGCGAGTGCCATGCCTGCAATCATTAAACATTCAATAATAAAATTCATCGTCTCACCTCTAAACTAACCAAAGCACCACGGCCGCATATATCAACGCTACCCAGCCAATAACGCCTATAATATCAATAAGTTTCATTCTGTTTTTCTTAACGCGTCGGCGTCTGCGACGCGGTTTTTGTTGTGTCATCATTGTTGCTATTTCCTTTCTTTAAAGTGATATACTAGCTGGCTTAGAATGTCGCCGTACACCCAGCCCATTAATTTGTGAGCTTTCTTTAGTTGTTGCGTTCTTGTTTTCATGTTTTTTCTTTCTCCATTCTTCAAAAGCTTTCACGTTTTGAGGGTTACTATAAAATTTGTGAATTTCGTCAATGAACAACGTCATAGCCGCTCACCCTCTTATTGATTGGAATTAAATTCATATTGTGTGTGGTTTCCTTTCTATCTATAAAAAATCATCAATTGCAACGCCGAAATAATCAGCGATTTTTTTTAGATTGGTAATGCTAGGCTTATAAAGCCCCTGTTTCCAAGCTGTTGCCGATGATGTTGGGATTCCTAAATCTTTACACATTCGATAGACTGTAATATTTTTCATCTTCAACAAAGCCTCTATTTTTTCGTATTCCATTGATTCACCACCTTTCTATGTGATAGAATTAGTTAAGAAATATTAATTAATTTGTATTGCGTTAAGTTTTCTTAACGTTCCCTATGGCTATATATTAGCACAGAAAACTGAACGTTCCTAGTAAACTTTTCGTTAATCTTTCTTAACTATTTTATAAACAAGGTCAGAAAAATGTACGAAAGATTTAATAAAGTACTGCAAGAAAAAGGGCTAACAGCCTACAAGGTGGCGAAAGATACAGGCGTTTCACGGTCTACGCTTGCAGCATGGAAGAAAAAAGAATACACGCCTAAGCTTGATAAACTGCAAAAACTAGCCAATTACCTAGGCGTATCGGTGTATTACTTAACTGGCGAGGTTGACGATTTCGACGCCATGCGTCAACAAAAGATAGATTTCATTCATCAATGTGGTGCTGATATTGACTTATCCATGTATGATGACGAGGCTATTGATGATCTATATGTAGCGTGTGCATTAAAAAAGGACGTTATCCAGCAGCTTGAAATACCACAATTAAAAAAGGAACCCTCTACATTACTAAATATAGAAAGTTCCGACGGGGTTAATTTAAAGGCTATTCTCGATCGTGATAATGTATTATCTTATGGCAAGCACATCATTACCGATGATGAGCGGTCTACCATTAAGGCACTTATAGAGGCGTTTTTAAAAGGGAAATAAATATATTCTATTGGGGGTATTAGTATGAAAAAGTTAATTATTGCGGCTGTATTATGTTCGGTCTTATCAATTCCAGTAATGGCACATAATCCAAACGCGCCATTTGTGCCAGCTTACACTACGGCCAGCGGTGTAAATGTTAGCGTAAGGGCTGATTTAGACGTAAAGAATTATGACGGCGGGAGCGTGGAAATACTCTTATATACCAGCCAAGATGACCCGAGCAAGCCATATATTACATGGAAGTTAAACCATTTTCATTATGTGCTAGACCCGCACGGCTCTGGCAAGCCTTACGCCGTACTCTATCAAGTAGATAGAGAGACAAACTTCGCGCGCAACGCTGATTATGTGATAGGTGGCACAATCACGCCTACGCCAATAGTTCCAATAGTCGAGGGTTCCGACGAGTACAAAACAGCAATATATGCTTTTAATTTCGCCGTTCAAAGTGGCAAAATGGCCGAGGCGCAAGCAAAATATAATAGTAAACATAAGAAATAAAAAAAGCCCCCTATCAAGGGGGCTATACTTATACAATTTGAAAGGAAATCACACAATGAATACTACCGACTTACAAACAGGCGTGATATATGCACGCTACTCGTCCGATAAGCAACGCGATGAATCCATAGAGGGGCAAATACGGGAATGCACCGAATACGCCCAACGTGAGGGCATTCTTATCACTAAAATATATACAGATAGGGCTTTATCTGCTCGAACGGATAACCGCCCAGAATTCTTACAGATGATACGCGATAGCAGCAATCAAACATTTAATTATGTTATCGTCTATCAATTAGATAGATTCAGCCGTAGCCGTGAGGATAGCGCAAAATACAAGGGCATACTCCGACGCAATGGGGTTAGAGTATTAAGCGCCAAGGAACAGATTACCAACGAGCCTGCTGGTATCATTTTAGAAAGTATGCTCGAGGGTATGGCCGAGTATTACTCTGTTGAGTTATCGCAAAAGGTAAAGCGTGGCATGACTGAAAACGCACTTAAAGGCAAAATGAACGGCTCAGCTGTTCCACTTGGATATGATCTTACAGAAAGCCACCATTTAGCCGTGAATGCTCACGAGGCCAAGGCGGTAAGGTTAATATATAACCTATATTTAAAACAGTACTCACTGGCTAAAATAGCGGATATTTTGCATAGTAAAGGATATACAACTAAACGAGGCGGTAAGATTTCGTACAGCGTCATACGCAATATATTGAGTAATGAGAAATATATCGGCGTGTATCAATGGGGTGATATTAGAATCGAGGATTCTATCCCGCCTATTATCGCCCGTGATGTATTCGACGAGGTGCAGCAAGTACTACCGACTAGAATCAAAAATAAAGGACGTAGAAGTGAAATGTATAATTTATGTGGCCGTTTGATATGCGGCCAGTGCGGCGGGCATTATATGGGGTCTACTGCTACATCACGCAACGGCGAGAAACATCATTATTATGTATGCACCAATCGCCGCAAACATCACACATGCAACGCGCCAAACATACGCCGCGACGAATTAGAAGATTTAGTAATCAATCGCACTCTTGAAATCTTAAAGCAACCCAAAATTATCGCCCGTATAGTCGATTTGGTAATGAATGGATATAATCATACTACCCAAGAGGCTAAAACGGCCATACAGGGCATACAGGGCAAAATTAAAGCCATTGATATAGAATTGAATAATTGCATGACGGCCATTAAACAGGGTTTTATTAATGATCGTTTGAAAGCTGAAATTGAAAGCCTAGAAAAGGAACGTCAAGACCTACTCGAGCAAAAAGCGAACCACGAAAGCGTAATATCACCTATCAAATTTACAGCCGAACATATCGAGTATTTCCTCGAAAGAATGGCAAACGAAAACCCTACCACAAAAGCAGGCCGTTCGCGTATTCTTGATACTTTCATCAAGAACGTAACCATACATAGTGATAGGGTTGAAATCGTATTTAATTATAAGAATGAAATGCCAGAATTTGGCGTTCAATCTGCAAGCGGTTCGCATTTTAGCGTTTTGGTGGGCCCACCTGGGATCGAACCAGGGACCGACCGGTTATGAGCCGGTTGCTCTACCCCTGAGCTATAGGCCCATGCTTGCGTATAAAATTATACTGAAAATTCTTAGGTACGTCAAGTTATCTACGTGACCACAAAAAGAAGGGTTGCCCAAGCCTCCACCGCCTTAACAGTCTTCGGCCTAGGGCCTCGACTTAGCAAAGTCGTTTGGACAACCCTTCTTTTTGTTACTATAGAGCAACTTGGCACCTAAGTCTTTTCAGTATTCACAGTGCCCTGGGCCCAAACAGGAGATAAGTCGTTTGAGAGGAACTGCATGTTCTACTCTATCCTACATTCCGTGAGCAAAGAATTTACAGCATCTACGGGGCTCCGGGCTCAGACAGGATAACTGTCTTATGCGTTTTTGAGTGTTAGGAATCGGTTGATCATGTCGTCTTGTTCGAAGACGCCTTTTGTGGCGAGGGTGGTTGTTTTACTGTTGGCGGATTTTACGCCGCGGGCGCTAACGCAGCTATGGGAGCTTGTGATGTGGACGATGACGTCGTCGGTGCCGGTGGCAATGGAGATGACTTCGGCAATGTCTTCACCGATTTTCTCTTGTAGTTGTAATCGTTTGCAACACATTTCTGCAATGCGTGGCATCTTGGACAAGCCGATGACACGGCCACGAGGAATATAGCCGATACTAATGTTCATATCATACATCAAGGCCATGTGATGTTCACAATGGGAAAAGCAAGTAATATCTTTTACAATTACCATTTGGTTTGTATCGACGTCAAAGGTTTTACCAAACATATCCGCAATGTCTGCATTCGTATATTGAATGCCTTCAAACATTTCTTCCATCATTTGGGCCACCCGTTTTGGTGTTTCTACGAGGCCTTCGCGATCTGGATTTTCTCCCAATGCTTCCAGTAATTGATACACTAATGATTC